TAGATAATACTTTTAGAATTAGTGACAACAGTGACAACAACAAAAAATTAGCATTTGAGTGCTCAGGTATCACGTCTGGTCAAACCAGAACAATGACGGTTCCTGACTCGAGTGGAACAATTTCCACAGAGAGTTTTGCTACCGCAATTGCAGTTGCATTAGGATAGAGCTATGGCAACCCAAGTACAATTTCGTAGAGGTACAACCTCACAGACATCAGCTTTTACAGGAGCATCAGGTGAAGTAACGGTCAACACCGATCTGAATACAACTGTAGTTCACGATGGGTCCACTGCCGGAGGTTTTCCTTTACTTAGGGCTGATGGCACCAACACGGAATTATCCGCTGGCTCATTAACTAGCTGTGCTTTAAAATTTGCTACTGACCCAAACACCGGTATTATTAGCGGTGGGCCTGATCAAATCAGCCTTGTGACCGGTGGAGTTGCTAGACTTACAATAGACTCATCAGGCTCAATTGCTATCCCAGGAAACGTAACGGTTTCGGGTGATCTTACTGTCACCGGGGTTATCAATTCAACAGAAAACCTTGCATTAATTGTGGCTTTAGGCTGATATGGCAAACACTTTTAAAATTCAAACAAAGGCAGACCTTGTCACCTCAGTCATCACGAATACTGCTACAAATGTGTTGACCGCAGGCGCATCCGCCACACACGTCCTTTTGAGTATTTTAGTTTCAAATAAAACTGGCACTTCTGCAGATGTAGATATCTATCTTGTTACTGACACTGGTGACGATGTGTACTTGATCCGGAATGCACCAGTGCCTGGAGGGGGCTCATTAGAAATTATTTCAGGCTCCAAGATTATCATGGAATCCAGTGATGTCCTTAGAGCACGTGCAGACACTGCATCGTCGTTAGATATTTCCATCAGCTACCTTGAGCAAACCTAAGGAGGTAATTAATAATGGCATTGACTGATATTGATGCGCAGCGGCTTGGTGATAGCGTTGCTGACAAGCTTGGTAATAGAAACCTGATTATTAACGGTGCGATGCAGGTGTCTCAGCGTGGGACAGTTGTAAACGCTGGTAATGAATATGGTGGGCCAGATAGATTTAAATTTGCAAAAAATGATGGCGCATACACTATTTCACAAGATTCAGATGTCCCCTCTGGGCAGGGATTCGCAAGCTCGTGGAAAGCAGATGTAACAACAGTACCCTCTGGAGGCAGCAACAGCTACGTCTTTTTAAGTCACAAGATAGAAGGCCGGAATCTGCAGCGCTTGAAGAAAGGAACTTCGTCTAGCGAAAGCTTGACTCTAAGTTTTTGGATCAAGTCATCGGTGACGGGAACATATATTGCGGAAATATACGACAATCACAATACCCGACAAATCTCAAAATCTTATACCGTAAGCAGCGCCAACACTTGGGAACATAAAACACTTACCTACGCTGGCGACACAAGCGGAGCAATAACCAATGACAACACTGCATCTCTTGAAGTTAATTTACATTTTTACGCTGGAAGCAATTTTACCAGTGGAACTTTGAACACATCTTGGGCTGCTTCGACTGATGCTAATCGGGTTGTTGGCCAGGTAAATGCTGCCAATAACACTGCTAATAACATTTACATCACAGGTGTCCAGCTAGAAGTCGGCAACACCGCAACACCGTTTGAGCACAGAATCTACGGCGATGAGCTTGCTAAATGTCAAAGATATTTCCGCCGATTCTGTGAAGGCGCACAATACGCACCTGCGCCAAGCAGTGGGACTGGAATTTCAGGCACTAATGCTTACCACGAGGTTGATTTGAGCCCAGAAATGAGAGCAGTGCCTACTGTTGCTTTTAGCAATTTAAGAACTGATGATATAACTGGTGGCCAAGCGATCACTGGACTCTCTTTAGTATCGAGTATGAGCTCTACTGAAGCTGTTTTTCTTAACGCCACAAGCGCCAGTGGCCTTACTCAGTACAGGCCGTATCAGCTATTGGCAAACAACACAAGCAGCGCCAAGCTTGATCTCTCTGCGGAGCTTTAGATATGAGCAAACAGTACAAACTTCAAAATGATCCCAAGGGCGCAACTTGTGCCGTCACGATTGTTGGCACAAACATGTCAATTCCACTTGACCCCGCTAACACTGACTATCAACAGTATGTTGCGTGGGTCCATGAAGGCAACACGCCACTACCTGCGGATCAACCGGACGCTTGGCAAGCGATTCGACAAAAACGTGATGCTCTCATCCGTGAATCTGACTGGACTATGACCCCAGGCGCCACAGTGGACCAGGCTCAGTGGACTGCTTATCGTCAGTTTTTGCGCGATCTTCCGCAAACTTATGAAAATGCGGAAGATGTCGTATGGCCAACCGTACCCTCTACGTCAGGTCCTAATACAATAGAAGAATAAATAGAATTAAATCATGCCATATATTGGTCACTCACCTGAAGTAGCTCAACGTCGATATGAAAGCATTGACGACATCAGTGGCAGTTTTAATGGGTCTACTACATCTTTTGCTCTTCAGGTTGGTGGTGTTACACCAGCCCCATTTCCAGTTGCGTCTGAAAATGTTTTAATTTCTCTCGGTGGTGTCATTCAAGAACCTGATGGCACGGGCACTAACGGTTTTCAACTCACTGGTACAAATATTGTTTTTAGTTCAGCTCCTGCTGCTGGACAATCGTTCTTCGGTGTGATTCTTGCCGGGGCTGATTATGTCACAGCTGGGCATGCATTTCCTGATGGCGATGCCGCAGGTCCGTCGATTACCTTCAGCCAGGACCTTGACACTGGGGTGTTTAGAGCCGGTTCAGGAGCCATAGGCTTTGGTGGTGACGGGTCGGAGCACGCAAGATTTGATGGCTCAGGGCGGCTGTTGGTGGGTACAACTACTGCGCGTGCCGCTGGAGACGTTACTGCTCCATTGCAGGTAGAAGGCACCGGATTTAATACTTCCTCTCTTAATTTAATTTCCAATGCAGGTGCAAGTTCTGGAAACGTTTCTCATATTTCTTTAGCAAAATCGCGAGGAACATCTGACGGTTCATCCACAGTTGTTGCCAGCGGAGATAGCTTAGGAACGATTCAATGGTGTGGTGCGGATGGCACTGACTTGAATTCAGTTGGGGCATCGATTAATGGAGCAGTAGATAACACACCCGGTAGTAATGATATGCCAGGGAGGCTTACATTTGCCACAACCGCTGACGGTGCAAGCAGTCCGACGGAGCGTTTACGCATAGACAGCTCAGGAAACGTGGGTATTGGGTTAACTTCGCCCTCAAGTAAAACTCACATTAAAGGCGGCTCGCTCACTATTGAGCACGGATCGCCAAGCACAGGAACGGGCCAATTAAACATTAACTCTGAAGTCGATTCTCAAGCTACTCTTTCTTACGACGATCAGGGTTCCATAGTTTTTGGTACGGCCGCTACACCACACAATCAAGGCAGTTTTAGCGAAAAAATGCGCCTTGACTCAGGTGGCAGCGTGGGAATTGGAATTACAAACCCTGGTGAGTATCACGCTAATGCTAATGACTTAGTACTAGCTAATGGCATGACTATTGCCAATACCGGTACTGCTCATATGTATTTTGCAGACAGTTCTACAGGAACTGGTGAGTATGTTGGTCAATTAAATTATCTGCACAGTCTTGATCGTTTTCAATTTGTTGTTGGAAACACTGCACGGGCTTTGTTGTTATCAACTGGTGATTGGGCGACTTTTTCGACTGCCGTTAACATAGACATTGCAAACACACAAAGCGCTGGCATCAATGAAGCGTTTATTTACGCCCGTCACAGCTCCACCCAGCTTACCGGTGGAACTAACTCTTTCAGGGTTTACACAAACGGTAACGTCCAAAACACTAATAACTCTTATGGGTCAATTTCAGATCAAAACCTGAAAGAAAATATTGTCGATGCCACTTCGCAGTGGGACGACATCAAGGCTTTGCAGGTTCGTAAGTACAACTTCAGAGAAGACACCGGACAACAAACGCATACTCAGCTTGGCTTGATCGCGCAGGAGGTCGAATCTGTTTCACCTGGGTTAGTCGAAACAACTTACGTTAAAGAAGGTGAAACGGTTCTAGACGCAGATGGAAACCAGATGGAGTCCATCAAAGCAATCAATTATTCTGTTCTTTATATGAAGGCTGTAAAAGCACTTCAAGAGGCACAGACCAGAATTGAGTCGCTTGAAACGCAGAACACTGCACAGCAGACCACAATTGATGATCTTTTGGCCCGCGTTACCGCTCTGGAGGCCGCCTAATTAGGCTTCCTAGATTCATCTGAGTTAAAAGACTAACTCCTTTAGAATAAAGTGATCAAGAGATAGTTCACATGTACATCGGTAGAGGTATAGCCCGTGGGCAAAACCGGGAGATCGATGACATCTCGGGTTCATTCAACGGCTCACTCGCCACATTTGATTTAGAAGTAAGCGGCATTGCAGTTGCACCCGCAAGTACTTCTCAACTTTTGGTCTCTGTTGGCGGTGTTATTCAAAACCCAAGTGTCGATTACACGGTAGCAAACACTCAAATCACATTTACCACTGCACCTGCAAGCGGTTTGAGTTTCTTTGCTGTTATGCAGGGAGACCAGGTAGATATTAATACGCCTGCTGACGGCACGGTTACTGAGGCTAAGTTAGCCTCGAACTTCACCGGTGCAACGGGTGGTGCTGGTAATCACGTTTTCTTCTTGAATGAGCAAAACGTTGACACTGATTTCACTATTCCTACGAACCGGAATGCAATGAGTGCAGGACCAATTACAATTGATTCAGGAATCACGGTCACCATTCCGTCCTCCTCTTCATGGGTCGTGATTTGAGGTAAATTATGGCAATTACTATTGACGGAACAGACGGTATCTCTCCACTAAAAGCAAGCGGCCAGACACAAACAACTACTGGTACTGCAGCGGCTCCAGCAATAGCTTCAAGTTCAGATACCGATAGCGGTTTTTTCTTCGGTACAAATGAAGTAAATATTTCAACTGGTGGCAGCACCAGGGCAAAGGTTGATAGCTCGGGCAATGTCGGCATCGGAACCACATCCCCGTCAAAAAAGCTACACATCGATTCCAGCGCAGATCAACTACGTTTGTCTGATGGATCTGGCGGTTTTGAGTTAAGAGGTGGCAATGTTTTCAAAATTTCTGATGACGGCACAGAGAGAATCAGAGTCGATGGCTCTGGCAATTTTGGCATTGGAGTCTCACCTCAGCGTAAGTTGCATCTCGATGGTGGCAGCGGCAGTGTGCAGATCCAGCTTACAAATGACACAACAGGAAAAACGTCGGACGGAGACGGATTTCAACTTCAAGTTGCAACTGATGGAACTGCAAGAGTCACACAGCGTGAAAACCTAGATTTATTATTTGATACGAATAACACCGAGCGATTTAAAATTGCCGCAAACGGGCGAGTTACAGCTCAAGTAATTTATGGTACGCCTCTCAGTGGAACGACTAGAGACGTTTTCATTGAAGATGGTGGTCAGCTTGGTTACATCTCTTCTGTTCGGGACTCAAAGGTAAATATTAACCTTTTGAGTAATGTTGACTGGATTTATCAGCTTCAACCTAGTTCATTTAACTACAAGCTAACTGATCAAGAGGGTGCATATACGGGTGAAGTCAATCCTGAGCTTGAATATGGCTTAATTGCGGAGGATGTTGAGCCGATTGCACCTGAGCTTTGTTTCTATGACGAAGTTGAGGGTGAGATGGAGTTGCGTGGTATTCACTACAAAAAACTTATTGTTCCATTGCTTAAGGCATTACAGGAAGCCAACGCTAAAATTGCAACTTTACAGACTAAAGTCGCCGCATTGGAGGCAGCAGAATGACCTTAAGACTTAACGGAAGCAGCTCAGGCTTTACTGAAATCGACGCACCGGCTGCAGCTGGTAGTAACAAAATTACGCTGCCCACTAGCAACGGCAGTGCAGAGCAGTTCCTGAAGAACTCTGGAACGGCAGGCGAGCTGGAGTTTTCCAGCATGGTCGAAACCAGCACGGGCGTGGGCATCGGTGAAACAAGCCCAGTAGACCTTCTACATGCAAAAAGTGCTTCGGGCAATGCAAACGTACGTTTAACCACTGGAAATACATCATCAGGATTTACTGGTTTAATTTTCGGCGATACAGATGACACAAATACAGGAGCGGTTCAGTACGACCACTCTGATAACTCACTGCAATTTGAGTGCAACAACGCAGAGCGGATGAGAATCACGAGTAATGGTAATTTGCTCGTTGGAAAAACAACTGAATCTAATATCGTTACTACTGACGGAACAAGAATAAATGTAACCGGAGGGGTGTTTACAACAAGGACAGATAATTCTCCGATTCTTTGTGCAAGACAGGGCAGCGATGGCAATTTAATTGAATTTTACGCGCAAGGTAATACAGAAGGATCGATCTCAGTTTCTGGCACCACTGTTTCATACAACGGCGGTCACTTAGCTCGTTGGTCACAACTTGCAAGCGGTGCAGAGCGCACTGAAATCTTGCGTGGTTCTGTACTGAGCAACCTTGATGAGATGTGCGAATGGGCTTATGAAGCTCAGGACGCAGTGCTTTACAGCGAGGAGGATGAGTTGCCTGAAGGTGTCAGCATTGGCGACGTAAAGACACCTGCTGTTGCAGCTGGAACGGAAGACAATGAACAGCTGAACCGCATGAAGGTCAGCGATGTTGAAGGTGATGTCAACGTGTCTGGCGTCTTCCAAGCATGGGACGATGACGATGACACCTACACCAACGACTTCTACTGCGCGATGACTGGTGACTTTGTGATCCGCATTGCACAGGGCACAACCGTTGCACGCGGTGATTTACTGATGTCTGCTGGTGATGGAACGGCAAAACCGCAGGATGATGACATCGTGCGCTCCAAGACTATTGCCAAGGTGACTAGCACCACTGTCTCAACGACTTACAGTGACGGCAGCTATTGCGTGCCGTGTGTTCTGATGGCTTGCTAAATAAAACAACTTATAATAAAACTAACGAGAGGTAACTGATGTCGACGCTCAAGGTAACGAATATCGAATCACCGAGTGGCGGCGGTGTTAATGCCAAGATTACGGATATTAACGGTGGTCAGCTGAGCAATCGCAACCTGATTATCAATGGTGCGATGCAAGTGTCTCAACGTGCAACAAGTTTTACCCACGGCACCACCTCCCAGTACACCCTTGATAGGTTCCAGGCCGCTAACGGCAGTTCTTTTAATTGGAACTCCGCTGTTATTACGCAAAGCAGTGATAGCCCCGCCGGGTTTGCGAATAGCCTTAAAGTTGATGTTGCCTCCACAAGCACACCAACTGGCAGTCACAATGCTTGCTTTAAGTACCTTATTGAAGCACAAGATTTACAACAGTTAAATTTTGGATCGACTGGAGCAGCAAAATCCTTTACCCTCAGTTTTTGGGTTAAATCTAATAAGACTGGAGCCTACAGCGTACAAGTTCTTCAGTCAGACGCTGACAAGTACGTTCTCTCCGAATATACTATTTCAAGTTCCAACACTTGGGAGCAGAAAACACTTACGTTTATTGGAAACGACTTAAACGTTATTGATAACAACAATGGCGCTGGTTTTGAGCTTAGGTTTAATTTGGCTTGTGGTCCTGATGATATTACCACTCCCAAGTCAACTTGGACTGCAGCAGGTGGTGGGACAATTCATGCGTCAACAAACCAAGTAAATCTCTTTGATAATGCAAGTAATGAGTGGTACATGACCGGCGTCCAGCTAGAAGTTGGCGAAGTCGCCACAGCATTTGAGCACAGAAGCTACGCCAGTGAGCTTGCTAGGTGTGAGAGATACTATGAAGTGATAGGTGGGAGAAGTGAAGCCTTCATGGGATATGCATATTCATCAAGCGCCGCAGCAGTTTCGATTCGATATAGGACTGTAAAACGAGCTATTCCAGGTACTGTAACCTTGTCTGCAGCTGGACAAAGCACTGGTCAATTAACATTTTTAACAGCCGGTGGCAGTTATCCTTCATCGACAGGTAATAATAATGTCGAAGTTATTACTGCTCAATCATTTAGAGTAGGTGGTGCCAGTTACTCTGGCCTAACCTCTAACAGCCCTGCAAGTTTTTACGTAACTGGTACGGCGGGTCAAACGACAACCATTGCAACAGTAGACGCAGAGCTATGACTTACAAGCTTCTTCCAGGCACCGTTAATCCTGACGGAACTACCACGCCTTCGGAAATTATTCTCCGAATTGCGGATAATACGTTTATCCGAATGGATGAGTCAGTTAGGGCTTATCAAGAGTATCTTGAGTGGGTCGCTGAAGGCAACACGCCAGATCCCGTTGAGTGATGATCCTTAAAATTTTAGTTACAGTCACAGCTATTCTTGCTTTGGCGCCAAACTTACTGATTGGTTATCTTTACCTGAACAAGGATAAGATTATCGAGCAACAGAAAGAAGCTTTGATCAAAAGCATCAGTGGTCAGCTGACAAATCAACTTGGCAAACAGACCGAAGCCCTTACCGGAAATATGGATTCAATGTTTACCGATAAAGTTCAGCCTGAAATGCAACGCCAACATCAAGGACAGCTTGATGCATTACCTAAGCAGACTGGACCCGCTATCCCGATGGGGTGATGCCTGATATACCTAACATAGGTATTAGTGGTATTCAGCCTGTAAAAATCCACAGCTGGCTGATACAACCTCCTGTTGTAAACGCGATTGATGTACCAGTAACTGTCAACATCGGTACGCCTGTCGTGCTTCTACCCGGGTGTGTCACAAGTCATCCGCTATCAAATAAATCAAAAACAATTGCAGAGGATGATCCGAGAGGCGTGAAAACATATTGTGATGCGAATGCACCTAGCTTCACACCACTTGATTACACACCAGAGGACTTGGTTTATACGACTGAAACACCACCTCCCACCTATAAATCAGAAGCTCCAGAACTCCCTGCAACGCCTGAGATACCTTCTGATCTGCCTCGAGTAAACCCACCCAGCGCTGAACAAAACGAGGAAACGCCGCCCACACCTAAGGAGACCGAACCTGAACCCGTGCCTACGCAACCAGTCAAGGCAAAGGCCACGTTGACAGACTTTCTGCCGAGTCCTCAGCAAGTCACCACTACAGCTTCTATTGCTGTTGTTGCGACCTCAGCGGCCCTCCTAGCAAAGCCGCTTGCCGACTTGCTTCTAAAGCTGGTGAAACCTGCTGTGAAGAAGGTGCAGAAGAAACTGTTTGGCGTATTTGGGAAGAAGACGAAGGTTGAGTCGGTACGTGAGCGTGTTCTTGCCCAGCGTGATCGGAACCGGGCGCTTCTCCAGCTGAGAAGGTCCCTACAGAAATAGGATGCACGTGTGGCGCGACACTTTCATTAGGTATTTTGACCACAATGTCCGCACAGATCCGTGCGAAATCAGAGCCTGGGCGAAAAGTGATACCTGCCTTTGCTAATTCCCCACAATTTTTTAGCCTCGCAATTTCAAAGTCAAGCCTCCGGTTTGCCAATAGTTGTTCCTGAATTGCTATTTGAGCATCGGCTGCTTGCTTACATCTTCTCTGTAGTCCTTGGTCAAGCGGTATTGATAAGGTAGCTGACAAACCTCCATTCCAACTAAAGTTATTTTTTTGACCAGTTCTAATTGGTTTGTAGTATAAAATTTTCCCAGGATTATCTAAAACTCCATCGTTGTTTAGGTCGCTTGTGTCATACACAGGATCGTTATAGTAATCTTCAAACGGTTGCTGATATGATCCAGTTCTTGTCATAAATGGTGTGACATTGAGCGTAGGGCCTTGACACTGAATACCTGCACCATATGTATTAGTTATATAAGGACCTTGTAAAACCTGTATAGCTTGATTTGTTACACTCCCACTGCTATTTGCAATAGGGTTAGCAGTAGCACTAACGCCACCGACATCACCAGCCAACGAAGGATTAGCAAATAAAGAAAGTACACCTACTGTGAGAAGATGGAGGTACTTTCCGTAACGCTTCTTATCTCGGTGGTCCTGTTTATAATCGTATGGTTTGACAGCCCCGGAGCTTGCAGAGTTTCCGTGAACTGAAATCCTTTGGTATTGTCGACGATCGACCAGCTTGGCTTGTTGGCAGCATCGAGTGTGGTCCATGTGCTGGTGACGCCATTAATAGTATTGCTATTGCCTGAAGTGGTGGAGGGAGCAATACTGTTGCCTGTGTTCTGTATATTAGTGCCAGTAACGGAATATTGGTAGCCTGTGTTGTAATCCATTGAATTTATGACCTCAGTAACGACAGAAGTCGTTTCTGTTTTTTGAGTCAAACTTCCCTGAGTAAAGTTCGGGACTACCGGAACTGAATATCCAGGTTGCATCAACCCATGAAGGATTCCCAGGATGAATCCCAGAGCAATGCCTTCATGTAAGCGGTCCATCTATCGGACTGTAATTTCGCTGACGTGTTGTCCCGTGGCTGTCGTGCCTGCCCCACCCGCTGTCACCGTCACTGCCCCAGCAGATGTAATTGTGCCTGCCAGGTCGCCAGCTGTTCCTGCGGTGGTACTAATCACACTTGAGAAGTTAGGCACAGCACCGACTGTCGGTGCTGCCTGTGGGACAGCATCACCTGCGGTGTAGGACTGACTGAAAGAAAAAGAACTCCCAGGATTGTCCTGTGTCGCAGAGATTGTGCCAGGTGCATAAACACCTGAGGTGATTGTGCCGGCAGAAATTGTATTAGCAGTCGTGCCATCTGTCGTATCGACTCCATTGCCGCTGATAGCGAAAGAGGATCCCAGCCTCGTCGCGTTTGTAGCAGCAGCGTCAACAGTCAGCTGCACTGAGCTCTGCAATTTGTGTGTGATATCAGCGTAAGCAGGTGCTCCCGCAAAAGCGATAATGACAAGCAACCGCCACATAACAAATCCTCGTTCGTATATCGATCTTAGTAGAAGCACATTCAGCGTAAAATGTACACATGAAAGACGAAGACTCACAATTTTCTTTAAGAGATCTACTCGCTACGCTTGTCCCAGCGGGTGTTTTGTCTTGGGCATTAGCGATGCTAACGGCTAGCTACATGGGACATATCAAGATAGACGCTGCATTTATATCGTCTTTGGTCACATCAGTTTTAGCTGTGTACGGCATCAGTCGTAAAGAAGATGGCAAGAAATCTGAGAAAAAACCACCTATAGTTGAGCCGAAGGACAAGCCTCCTAGCCTCAAGTGAAATTTAAGAAAGTAGGTCGCTCACTCGAGCTACAGTCTTTAAAAGCCACAAATTTATACGCAAAGCCACAAGAGGCTGAAGGACGCGCACAGATACGCAAATCTTGGCGGTGTCTCAATTGCATGCTGCTAGATGAGCTTGATGGATTTTCGAAAATAGATACAGGATTTGGAATTTGGTGGATAAGAAATGAGGATTGGTATTGCCCTGAAGATGAGCCGAAAGAAACAGCTTACGTGGTAGAAGGTGACCTGAGATACATCCCTGGTGTTCCGTACTTTCCTTGCACTGAATTCGATAAGGACAATGTAAGAAAATCACAGATAGCCACGATGGCAATGTGTTTGAGTGCCTTAGGCATTAGGAGTATAGAAACGTATGAGGATTATTTAGAGCTGTTATTAAAACAGGGAGATGGTACCTATAGGGCACACCATCGTGCAACTTTTGCGGCAAATGGTATTTCTGCGTATTTTTGCAGCAGTATTGGCCCTTTCGAAATACAAGACTCTATCGACGATGGTTGTCCTGTAGCTTTTCAAGTTCCTTACAAAGGGTCGCAACGAAACCCTTTCGGATTTAACTATTTGATTACAATCTATGGATACAGTCCAACCCATTGGCTGTGTCATGACCCCTGCGGGCAGCTGGACATAGTCAATGGGCTTTGGCACACAACAGTGCTCGAAGCGGGCAAAGAAGTCCTTTACGACAGAGCAGAGAGCCAAGACAGGTTCTTTAGAGGAGGTGATAGTAGCGGCGTTGGATGGCTGAACTTCAGAGAAAATTAAGCTATAGTTATTTCGAATCAGTAAAGCCAATGAACGAAATCCTGACAGACACTGAGCAGCAACTCCGTGCTCAGCAGCAAGAGTTGACTGAAAGAATTAGGGCTGCTGAGGAGTCTTTGATGCGGGACAAGGAACTCTATCTCAAAGTGACAGGCGCTTTGGAGTGCGTTGAAATTATTGAACAACGTGAGCAAGCAGCTCTGAGTAGCGACAACACAGTCGATGTAGCGGGTATTTGACATGTTGAATGAGTTGAATTCAGGCAGACATAAAGCATTGTGCCTGATATCCGAATATCTATATCCACCTCCCAGAGACTTAAGGCTTGATGCGATTATTCAGGACATCTCGGATGAAGATTTGAAATGGGTTTCGGAACGCCTACGGTTTTACATTCTTAAATTATTAGAAGAATCTGACTTCGATCCTGCCTCTGAAGACCATGAGAGAATTGGTCTGACAGATTGATGGGAGCAGAGGGACTTGAACCCTCACAGCCAATGGCCAACAGATTTTAAGTCTGGTGCGTCTACCTATTCCGCCATGCTCCCTCGAGCCGAGCTTAGCAAAAATACAAGTGTGTGCAGCCTAGAGTTTTGACAAGGCTGGAATACCAAAAGTGTTTCATTGCGAGCAAGATTTATTAGTCAACCTCATCGTTCTTAGTCCTAAGGACGCTCGAAAAAAATTCAGAAATTATATATTTGAATCTTGGAATTGGGAATGCGCTTACTGCGGTAAAAAGTTAACACCAGACACCGCAACTATCGATCATATTCTCCCAAAACACAAAGGTGGTCATAACGTCAGGTCGAATATGGCTTGCTGTTGCAGTAATTGCAATCGATCGAAAGGTTCAAGTTTAGTAGAAAATTGGTACACTGAAACCAATATGCACTACACAAAAGAAAGGTTTGATAAAATTATCATGTGGCTCGAACAAAAGCCAAATTCTATCAAGCTTCCTAGTGCTGATTGTGCTCAGCCATACATAGACAATGACTTCTTCATCAGCTGGATCGCGGCCTAGTTCAGAAGAGTTCCTTTCAGGCTTCCTGGAAGGACTTAAAAAGGAGCGTATTCCAGGATCAGGAGATACTGCCATGAAGGGTGAGGTCCGCAATGACATCATCGGTAAAGTCGATCGAGGCGTTTTGAAGGTCTGAGATGGCTGACCGTGCAAAGGCCAAGCGCTTGGCGAAAGAGCGCATGAAGTGCAACAAACCAAAGCGCACGCCTGACCATAAGACAAAGTCTCACGTGGTCAAAGCCTGTAAGGATGGTGAAGAAAAGATTATTCGGTTCGGCCAACAAGGCGTAAAAGGTGCTGGCAAAAACCCTAAAACCGCAAAAGAAAAGGCACGTAAGGCTTCGTATTATGCACGTCACAACGCACAAGACGCAAAGCCCGATAAAATGTCGGCTCGTTACTGGAGCCACAAAGTTAAATGGTGATTTAAATGAAAGATAAAGTCGAAAAGGTAATGTCGGAATTTAAAGCAGGCAAACTCAAATCGAGTAGCGGCAAGAAAGTAACCAGTCGCAAGCAGGCGCTGGCTATCGCGTTGGCCATGAAAGAAAAACGCAAAAGAAATTAAATCAAAGGCCAACTCCTAAACCACTTTGTGATCACATATTTGTTTCCTGAGACAGGTGGTAGTGCTTCATGCATTGTTTTATAGTTAGGAATTCCGTTTTTATATAGATTGTTCCAACACAAGAGCGTTCCTTGTTTTGGTTTAAAGTATTTGTTGAGATACTTGAAATAGGTTTCACCACCTGACTCGACGTCGTTTAGATAAATCATCACTGTCCATGTACGCTGCCCCATCCACTCGCAGTAGACTTTATGTTCTTCTGTGAAAGGAAAAAAGAAATCGACATGTTCTTTGTAGTACTGAGAGGGTAAATATTTTTGTGCCTGAAGCGTCTCGCCAACAAAAGGATCAAGATCCATAAAAGCGGTAATTTTTTGATCTAAACGAAGGGAGAGTTCGTTTGCAAAGGGGTCGAGATCTGTCGTCGAGCTAGTCCTGTAGTCGGATACTTCGCCATCGTCAGTTTCATTTGCGACAGTTGACGGTCTTAAACCCTGTTCGATAAAATCAATAAGCTCTTGACACTCATCTTCTGACAAAAAATTATCTTTAAAATACAGTTGAGTGAACGGAAACCAAATACGGTTTGCTCTGTCTTTCAGGGGACGCTCATAGATTTTTTTATGATCAATGTTTTTCGGCTTCTCTTTGAAAAATGCTGATTTAACTAAGAAGTCAAGATCCTCTTCTGAGCAATCATGGTCTTCCCTAAAGCTTCTAAGCAACTGTGTTTTACTGACGCCACCTACAGCGCCCCTGATAAAAAGCTCTAAAAGAGTGTCGTCCATCTACACATCGGAACACTGCACGTACAATAAATGAATAGAACATTGCTGTAACGTGGAACTCTGTGCCTTAACGTTTGCTTTACTATATGGAGCGGCGTTCGGTATAGGCAATTTCACATTGCGCCACAACAGATTTAGTCATGAGAACGGATCCAGCCACGCAGTTTCTCGCCGAATTCGTAGAACAAAACAAAGACGTCCTGGACGATAAAATAATCGATCCTGAGACTGGTCAACCCCGCATGCGACTGCCAGCTGGAAATTACAGCGACGAGGATGCTTAATGGCCAAGTTAATTAAGCGCTGTTAGGATACCTTTAAGATTGAGAATTACCATGGATGCATTAGAGCTTCCCGTGGACGTGGAATTTCAGATCCACGCAGCATCAATTGCCATTCAAGGAATGGATCGTGACGAGCTCGAAGAAGCATTTATCGAGATGCTCCACCAAAAAGCTGTCGACAAACAGATGTTCTTAAGCGTTCTCAAGGATCACGGCATTGATGCCGATATCAAATTCAACTTCTCCACTATTGGACAAATCTCCTAAATACCATGGCTGATCGCATTATTCACGGTACGCTTGATACCTTCAACGTGGATACAGGTTCTGAAATCACTTACAAAGGACCTGGAGCCGGCATTGACCGTGGTCTAAACATCCGCAGTTTTGAGATCAATCCTGCCGGCACAGGGAACCACATCGTCAAGCTGTTGCGTTCTACGGGTATTGTCAGCATGGAGATTTTCCAGGATGACTCCTACACCGCAGCATCAGCTCCAACTGGCTATCAAAAATCTTTTAATGTTGCGACGGCTGGCAAAGGAGCCGGTGCCATTGCTGTAAACGTAACCGATGCATCTAAAAACTATCTTGTGCAGTTGACTCTTGATGGCTATTCTGAGATCAGCTACGACATCTTAGTTGAGATCCCGTAAGAAACAGCGGACTTGGAAAGAGTTTCCTTTTCTTACGGAAGCAGGAATTCAACTAATCAAACTACATACAAAGCCTCGTACCTCTTTAGGTATGGGGCTTTTTGGTTCATATAAAGATTATGGTGAATCCGATTACCGAATCGGTTATGGCAGTATTAGCCTTTGGAACAGGCGCATCGGTATGTATGACAAAGCAACACAAGAGGAAGTTGACTCACAGCTTATAGAGGACCTTAAGATTTTTTCATGTCAAGTTTCAGAGTATGTTTATGCACCTCTTAATAGATCACGTAAAGGAGCAGTTCTTAGCTTTGCTCACAGCATCGGTTTGCTTGCTTTTAAAAACTCTCGACTGTTAGAACTGATCAATAGCCATGCGTCTAAGACAGAAATAATCAAAGAGTGGAGCCCATACATCAACAAATATTGGCTTTCGGGGGGAGACGGCATGCGTGATCGAAGACGTGCCGAGTTAAATCTATTTTTGTCGGCTGACAAGAAGATCCCGACTTTTACAAAACACAAGTGTCATACCCCTGTTTGTCTTCTCAACCTTCCAGATACCTACACAGGCGCCCCCAATCAAGTAAAAGCAGTCGAATATCTAGAAAAGAAACTCAGTGAATGGGATCCTACTGGTCATGTGATTCGTCGCTTTTATCGACTTTGGTCCCAAAATCCAACTGGTTTAGGGTCTCCAAAGCCTCAGGAGAGAAGTGTTTCAGAAGATCAATAGCGTCTAAAAGCTGAAGGTTGTAATCGTAACATTCGATAAATTCTTCATACTCCATCATTTGATTTGCGCTTTAAAGCTATTTTAAGCAGCACCAAATACCCAATCAAGTCCACAATTACATCCTCGTCAGCTGCGAGAAGGCCTGCACCGTGCTTGATTCTGTTCAGTTTGTCGTCAATACGAACAAGAATTTGTTCTACATCATCTGATTTACTGAAAACACGCATCGGTTCGAGCGCAGAGTTTCCATACTTCTTGTTTTTGTAAAGAAGCAACTCCTTAATGTCGTCGCATATGCTGCTGATTTGTACTTGGGTATCTGTGAGGGTCATTAGAATAGTTTGATGAACGACCAACTAAGCCAAGCATACGATATTGATAATCGTCGTGCAGGAACTTACACCGAAAGAGCAGGTCAGCCCATCTCGGCTACTGACAATGAGGCAGCAAAGAATTTCTTAGCCAGTTTTACGGCTAGAAAGAGGGCGCAACAGGAACCCAACCTAAGCTCAGAACGCGCTCAAGAGGGTCGTTTTATTGTGAACGTCGGTGGGTCTTTCCCTAGCGCCACTATTGGGTTTAGGAACAGCTTCCGAGCTAGGTGATAACTCGCCCTAGCTTTGAAAACACCTCGACAAAGCGATCGGTTTGGTTAAAACCGTATTCCATTTTCGGTAAATACACAAAGTATCCCCAGTACATCGGTTGTTTCTGGGTGAAATATTTACCACCATGTATAAGGCGTGCCCTGTCTTTTGGAAAGCAGACTGGAAAATCCCACATTTCAGGGCATATCCGAAGCATTTCAGGGTACACAGTATAAAAAATCGCCTCAGGTATGTTCCTGAGTTTCCATTCCCGTAATAGACGTCGAAACCATATCACTGACGGAGTGCTGCCGTGAGAACCACCTCGAGCACTCCACCGCCATGTGCCTCGCTTTTTGCTAAAAGAACACCTGCCATACGTAGGTGGGAACAAATAAGTCTTACCCTTCCATGGTTCTTCCATGTTCAGGCCGTCGTCGCCGAGCGTATATATTTTTTTGGCTTGTAAGAACTGTTGATTCGCGTCGTGTGTGGAGCACGGATCAAGATCAATCTCACCCAACACGTCATAAATGAGAGGTAAGTACTCCATTGGAGTTAACCAATCGTCTTTGACATGGTGGATTTTGCCGACAAGGTGTCGAAGTTGTTTCCAGCTACGCTTGCCCGTCACATCATGAGGAACTCACTGTTGATATCTTCGTTCTTGTAATGAACGAGTGCAAGCTCATTCTCATCTTGAATTAGAAACAGTGACTCTTTCATGGGGTCGATCTGCTCAGCACGACGGATTGCTCCTCTGAGGACCTCCGAAATACTTTCTTGATCTTTGTTGTCCTCTAAAGCTGTGATCAAAGCATCAACCGAGAGATAGAACATACTATCTTTCTCGTCGGCACCGGGCTTAAAGACCATGACCCCAGGGCCTTCAAATGTGTAGAATTTTGTATAGTGCTCGCACATGTCGGCGCAAATTCGCTCGATCGTAAGCTTCATCAATTTTTCTTCTGTTTCGCCAGTGGTGTTGGCCATTAGGCGCTTCAGAAGTTTGTTACGGCGGCTCGACATAAGATTCTCCAGATGCTCAATATTAGCAAGACTTAGGAACTTGTTCTTGCTTTTTTTCTTCAGTAAGTTTTATAAAATGACTTAATCCTGATTTCTTTAGGGTTTCCAGTAACTTAGGGAGCGGTTTATACAACACAACAGCCTTTTGCATGTTGCCGATCTTTTTGATGAGTTTACCGTTTTCGTCACGTAGCTTGGTCAGTTCCCCCTGCCTAATCAGATATTCAGCCACACACCGGTAACGTCTTTTCTCAGCGAGGTTGATGTCGGGATATCGATCACAGATCGTACTGATCTTCATATCACTAAAGGTGATGCGAATTTGATCTGCCAGAGATAGACCAAGAACAAGGTCTGAAGTGCTTGTTTCGTAGCCACAGACCAACTCCAGGTATCGACGCAAGTCGGGTGTCTCAAAGCTGCCTGAGGGGGGTATGAACATCTCGACCTGTTCTGCCAGAGACGTCACCAGAAGCTCTTTATAGTTCTCGATCGTCACTGAAGCGATGTCGAGATCTACAAACCGGTAGCTTTGATATGAATTACTCGAGGAGGAATCAGGCTCGAAATCCGTTCTATCTAAGACGTCTAGCCAATCCTCATCAGGAACGGAATTCATGAGAGGCCATTTTCTTGATTAAGCTTAGCGACTTTTTTATACCCGTCCCATTGTCTTTGATGATCCAGAATTAAAACCAACTCGTAGTATTCCCTGATCAAAGCAAAATGGTCTTTGAAACGAACCGTTTTAAACCACTGAGGTCCATGTGTTTCTGATAGACGTTTTTTTGCTTTCTCGATGCAGCCACCGTAATTTTCAGCCTCCCAAATTGCTTTGGCCAGTGCTTTCTGTTGATTTGTCATTAGATCCTCCAGCTCACGCATGGACAGATCTTGGATCAGTTCGCTAAACTCTTCAATAT